CAGGTTCTGGTACTGCAAACTCAAATTTATTTCTTACAGATGATAGTAAGTTAGGGGGAGCAGCTATATTTACAGAAGCAGGTAGAGTTTACAACCTGGTATCAGGATCAGCTGGTAATGTTTTTACAGGGGTCAACACAAATGGTTGGTCACTAGCATCAGGATCATATGGTTGGTTCTTACCAGATATAGGTTTAATCCTACTAAATGGTGAAGCCTTAGATGGGAGAATTGTTGATGGTGGTACTAATTTAGGCACAGTGAGAACAACAAACTCAACAGTAAATAACCAAGAAAAACTATTATCCCAATTCAATTTAGGAGGATTAGATGCAACATCCCCTGGATGGACATTAAATTCAAGTGAAACTCTATCTTCAGATTTTATATTTGCAAGAGCAAGAAACGATGAATTTAATTACTCAACAAACCCCTCATTCATTTCAGGATCAACTGGGGCTGTATTATTTGATTCATTTATCAATGACCCCCAAGTATACATTACAACAGTAGGAATGTATAACAACAATCAAGAATTAGTAGCAGTAGCAAAATTATCTAGACCATTACTTAAAGACTTTACTAAGGAATTATTAGTAAGGATTAAGTTAGACTTCTAATGAATGACAGCATTCAAGCAATTTACAAATAGGGAGGTTACTATAACCTCGTTTTTAGCCGATAAAGGATTTAATTTTATTGGAGGAGATATTACAGGATCTACAGTTGGTATTAATATATTTACGGGGGCGAATGTCAATTATACATCATCCTCTAACTTACAAACAGGATATGTATATTCCTCTTCAAAAAACTCAATATATAATAGCGTAAAACAGCTATATTATACTAACTACATCTCCTCAAGTACAGGAGATTTAGGTGTCACATCTAGTGTTATACCCGGAGTAACTAGAGATGATGATTATTATTATGGTCCTATTGAAGCACCTCTATATGAGAATTATTTACAATCAAGTTTACCACAGCAAAGATACTGGCCTACAGGTAGTGGGGACAAAATTACAGTATTAAATATCCCAACAAAATTATTTGGAGAAAAAATAGTACCAACAACATTTGAGTATCATTTTTCTTCATCTATTGGTGGTGATTTTGTAAATGGTTTACTCTTAACAGATGATGGTGAGGGTAATATTATAAGTGGTTCTGACGTTGTAGGTCAAATATTTTATTCCCATGGAATGGTAGTTTTAACAACCCATAGTTGTGGAGGTATATCTGATGAGATAATTTCAATTGGGGGGTTTGATAGTCAACAATTTAACTTTTCATCATCACTTACCATATACGAACAACAGTACAAATGTACTATCTTAGAAAATGAATTTGGCTCATCACTTAACCCTACTTTATTAACTTCATCAACCGCCGGAGAGATAAATACAGAATATTACCCATATACAACTGGTTCATTCTTTACCCCATATATAACTCAAGTGGGGTTATATAATGAAGTAAACCAATTGATAGCAGTAGGTAAATTGTCATTCCCAGTCCCTGTATCACAATATACCGATACTACCATTCTTGTAAATTTCGACGTATAGTGAATTGGAAATACCAAAAAACAGAAATAGAGTCAATATCCGATTTCCCAGATCAAACGTTTGGTTTCATCTATATCATTACTCACCTACCTACAAATAAATCTTACATAGGTAAAAAATTCTTAGAATTTACACGTAAGCAGAAGTTAGGTAAAAAAGAGTTAAAATTACTTGAAGGTGGGAAAGGCAGACCATCCAAATTTAAAATAGTTCAAAAAGAATCGGATTGGCAATCATATTGGAGTTCAAATAAACCATTAAAGGATTTAATTAAAAATGAACCCATAGAAAATTTCAAACGTGAAATTCTACATTGTTGTAATTCAAAGAAACAACTTACATACTTTGAAATAAAGTACCAAATGATCCACCAAGTCTTAGAAAAACCCGAAGAATTTTTCAATGACAACATTCTCGGTAAGTTCTTCACTCGTGACTTGGAATAGCATAGTATAGTTCGTATATTGGTACTCATGGTAAATGAACTATTAGTAAATCTAGTAAACATTGTATTAGGTTCTGGTAAACGGACAGCGAGGGGTAATCAAGCTCATACGTGCCCCTACTGCAAACACCATAAACCCAAACTAGAAATTAATTTTTCCGAAAATAAAAAAGGATACAACCCATGGCATTGTTGGGTTTGCAATAAGAAAGGTACCCGTATTACTTCCCTATTTAAAGAAATTAAAACAACACCTGAAAGATTTGAGGAATTATATAAATTAATTGGGAATGAGAAGGAATATAAAACCATTAAAACTTATGACGAGTTAAAGCTACCCGAAGAATTTAAATCATTTGAAAGTATTACACTATCCGATATAGAAGGTAGACAAGCTTTAGCTTACATTAAAAGTAGGGGTATCACTAAAGATGATGTTGAAAAGTACAATATGGGGTATTGTCGTACAGGTAGATATGCTAAAATGATTATTATCCCATCTTACGACTCAGTAGGTGGTATGAATTATTTCACTTCTAGATCATTCGAGAAAGACGCATATACCAAATATAGAAACCCCGAGACATCACGTGATATAATACCTTTTGAGATGTTTATAAACTGGGATTTACCTCTAATATTATGTGAGGGTCCATTTGATGCCATTGCTATTAAACGAAATGCAATTCCTCTATTAGGGAAAAATATACAAACAAATTTAATGAAGAAAATAGTAACCTCAACGGTTAAGAAAATATATATTGCTTTAGACTCAGATGCCAGGAAACAGGCTTTATACTTTGCAGAGCAATTTATGAATGAAGGTAAAGAGGTTTATTTAGTAGAGTTAGAAGGGAAAGACCCAAGTGAAATGGGATTCTCCCGTTTTACTAATTTAATACAAAACACATACCCCCTCGATCAATATAATTTGATGGAGAAAAAACTACAATTAGTATGAAGGAAAAAATAATAAAGAGATCCTACAATAGAATTCTAAAAATATCAGATGATGCTAAACAAATCACACTACCTGACTCCAGATATTACCAAAGAAATGGGAATTATTACCCATCAATTACTTATGTTTTAGGTACTTACCCAAAAGGTAAATATTTTGAAGATTGGCTTAAAAAAGTAGGATATGCATCAGAGCATATTGTTCGAAAAGCAGCTAAAGATGGCACCCAAACCCATGAAATGATTGAAGATTATTTAAATGGTAAAGAATTAGAATTTTTAAATTCTGCGGGGTACCCCCAATACGATTCTTTAGTATGGCAAATGTTCTTACGTTTTGTTGACTTTTGGGAAGAATATAACCCTAAATTAATAGAAACCGAAGTCCACCTATTTTCAGATGAATTAAGAGTAGCAGGTACCTGCGATATGATATGTGAAATTGAAATCGATGGTAAAACTGAACTATGGATTATTGATTATAAAACCTCGAACCACCTCCAAACAACATATGATTTGCAAACTGCAATTTATGGGAAATGTTATGAAGAATGTTTTGGTAAGAAAGCAGACCGTTATGGTGTACTTTGGTTGAAATCTAATAAAAGAAAATCAGCAGAAGGTAAAATCCAGGGTAAAAATTGGGAGATGTATGAATCAAACCGCACACAAGAAGAAAATCTTGATATATTTATAACTGTTAAGAAATTATTTGATTTAGAAAACCCTAAACATAAACCTATATTTACAGAATTTAGAACGCGAGCTAAAAGAAATTTGTAATATTTATAATAAAATATAATGGATAACTTTGATTTGGTAAAATATATGGTAGAAGGCCGTTTATTGAAAGAGGTGGAAGGTAAACCTAAAGGTATTATATTAGCTGGTGGTGCGGGTGTTGGTAAGTCATACGTAATTAAAAATTTATTAGGAGATTTAGATGATAAAACTGGAATTTTTACCCCTAAGGGTTCAGATTTAAAGTTTAAATATATGAACCCCGATGATTTAGTAGAAAAAAAAGGTTTATCTTTAGGTGCAGCCATGGGGGAATTTAGAGGAATATTCCAAGATGCTCAAAATAAAAGTGAAAATATAATTTGGGACACAACAGCAGCTAATGTTAAAAACACATCATCTCAAATGCCAGGATATGATAAATTTATGGCTATGGTTTATACCCACCCCATAATTTCTATTCTTCAAAATACTAAAAGAGAAAGAACACTCCCCCTAAATGCAGTTATAAAAACATGGGAAGGAGTTTATAGTAATATAGAGGATTACAGAAAAATATTTGGGGAGAATTTTGTGTTTATTAAAAATACAATCCCGGGGTATGATAAACAAATCCAAGAATTTGATAAAGCCGTTGCTGGGGGTAAAGAAAGCTTAAAACAATATTTAGAAAAACTATCATCAGACAATGTTGATCAATTTAAATCCTCCTTCTCAAAAGATTTTACATTTAAAGATGAAGAAATAGAAATAGCATTCAATGAAGCTCTACCCCAAACCTCATTCGATGAAAAGAAAGATATGGATCTTTTAAAAACTATTCAAAAGTCATTTGAAAAAGAATATGAAAAATCCTCCTCAAACCCGGGTTACGAACGTTTAGAAAAAAATCTTAAATCTGCACAAAATACCCAACTACGAAATGATGCGGGTTATAATGAAGACTTAGAAGGTATTGTAGATAAATTAACATCCTCAAAATTTAAAGAAATTACCGAACCAACCTCAGAATCCGATATTAAATTAAAATTTAATTCTTTCATCAATGGGTAGATTATTAGCGGTATATGGTGGTGGTTTTAAACCACCTACAGTAGGTCATTTTGAAGTAGTAAAAAAAACACTAGATAAATTCCCCGAAATTGAAGAATTTATTATATATGTTGGGGAGAAAGAGCGTGATAATATTAATCAGGCACAATCTATATTGATTTGGGAGATTTTTCAAACTTACCTTCCAATGAAGGTGCAAATTCAGCCCTCTAAAGGTCCAATTGGTGACATTATTCGTTTGGGGAAAAACAACCCCCAAGATGAAATATATTTTGTAATAGGTTCTCGTGAAGGAGATGAAGATGATGCTGCTGAATTAAGCAGACGTAGTAAGGGTATAGAAGAAAAATACCCAAATATGAAAATTAAGCTTATTACAAACCCTAACACGGGGGTTAGTGGTACTAATGCTAGAAAAGCATCCCAAGTATCATATAATGACTTTATCAAATACCTACCATCAGAACTAAGTGATAGTGAAAAAGAAGAAGTATATGACATTGTAAAACCACCATTAGATGAAAATAAAGATCCATTGGGTTTAAATGTAACCTATGAAGAATTAGCTTCAAATTTAAACGAAAATGCTACATATGGTAAAGAGATAGATATTAAGGGTAAAATAATGCAACTAACCCAACATATGTTAAATAAGGGTTACAACATTGAACCTTTACCTAAAGTTAAATTTGTAGATGGGGATAGTGACAATGCCCGGGATTTTCTCGGTAAAACCGCGTATTATAACCAGAACAACAACACCATCACATTATACACTGAAGGGCGCCATCCTAAGGATATAGTACGCTCATTTGCACATGAAATGATACACCATATCCAAAACTTAGAAAATAGGTTAGGCGATATAGGTGGTACAAATACAATGGAAGACGATCATTTAAACGATATTGAAGCAGAAGCTAATTTAAAAGGTACAATGACATTTAGGAATTGGACTGATAGTTTAGATGAAAATATCTTTAAAAAATCATTAGATCAAACAAAAAAATATACATTAAAAACAGGAGAAACTATTACTTTAAAAGTTGATAAATTCATGCTTTCTTATGGTAGTTTAAATATAACGGCGTTTGATAAAGATGATAATAAAATAGGAGCAGCATACTTTACATCAGACGAAACAAATAATCCAAAAATATTATCGTCATCAGATACTTCAGTAAAACCCAATTGGTGGAGAAAAGGTGTTGGGACTGTTATGTATGATTTTGCAAAAACTTTTAAATATAAAATCATCCCAAGTAAAGAACAAACCCCAGATGGTAAAAAATTCACTGATAACTTAAATGAAATAGGAGCAGATACTGAATGGATTGATTTCGAAGGCGGTACTTTAACCTTACAGAATGTGTTAGATTTAACTAAAAACATCCCTCAAAAAAATTACCCTACAGAAAAATTATCTAAAATAGTTTTAAATTGGGATGATAACCCCACCGAAATAGAAAGAATAGCGCAAGTTGAAGTCTCTAACCAATACCCTATCTTAATTATGGCGGATGAAGATGGAAGTATATTGTGGATTTTAGATGGTAACCATAGAGCACAAAAAGCACTAAGATCAAAAGCCAAAACAATACCGGCTAAAATTATTAAACCATCCGATTTAGATGATAATGCCAGAAAAGTATTAGGGGTAGTTGCTAGAGGAAAATCATTAAACGAAAAATACAACTATGCATGTAAGTGTGTTACCGGCTTAGATGATGTAGGTAATTTAAAAGAGGTAATGCAATCTGTGACTGATGGTATGGTTGTAGTATTATCTCGAGAAGATAATGTTTTAGATTTATATGATACTGTAACCAAAGAATCCTTAGGTCATATCAACGTTTACCAAAACGAAGTTACTGGGGTAGCAGCTAAGAAGGGATATGGTCCTCTAATGTATGAGTTGGGGATGGCTTATGTATACCCTAAACCCCTAAGATCTGACCGTAACGGTAATACAGAACAGGAAGCACAGACTGTATGGGAAAAGTTTATAGAAGGTATTAACCCAAACATTAAAGTTGTCAAGTTAACACCTCGAGATGAGAAGTTTGCAACCCATTTCCCAAACGAAAGTGAAATATGGGAACCCGAAAATAATTTCTACAACTATGAATTCTATAACCCTAACAAATCTCAAGTTGATAAACTTATAACTAAGGGTTCTTTATTAACTAAAGAGGAACAAGAACACATTATAAAGGTTGGAAGTGAATTTTACCATAAACTAGTTAGAGAAAATGAACACACCTCAACTTTAAATAAAGATCCATTTGGTTTAAATGCTTATGCTCGTGGATTAACAACAGGGTTAGAAGAAGCAATCGTAGGCGATAAAATCGAATGTGATAATTGTGATTGGTCTTGGGACATAAAAGATGGTGGGGATGATTTATACATTTGTCATAAATGTGGGTATAATAATACCCCATTAGATGAAGGCTTTGACAAAAAATTAGGTAAAGACCCCTTTGGTTTAAATCAATTTGCTAGAGAAATAGCTGAAGAAGTTATAAACGAAGGTCGATACGATACATTAACAAATAAATTATCATCAATTACCTTTAAAGCATTTAAGGACATCTATGGTAGAGGAGATAAAGAAGGCTCATTTAAGTTTAGAGTAGACCACCCCGAAGACGAACATGATATTCCATCTAAAGATTTTTTCTTCGATTTTGAGGGTTATGTAGAAATTACAGATGATGAATATAAAGTAGATGGGGGAGCAAATGCTGGGTTTGATGATGAAGGGGATGAAATAACTCCATTACTGTCAGTTAAATTTAAAATACCCAAAAACCCAGATTGGCAGAAAATATCATTTGATATTAAAGATGTTGTTAGACATGAACTTGAACATTTGACTCAAGAGGGCTACAACCAACACTCCGGTAAGTACATGGAGGATGATACATTAGTAAGAGATTTAATTGATGCTGAAATGCTACCTAAATCACAATATTTCAAATTAGAAAAAGAAGTAGATGCAATGCTTCAAGGCTTGTATTTTAAAGCTAAAAAATCAAAACTTCCCTTTAAAGATGTTATAGATGATTATTTAGATATATTTGTTAACCAAGAAACAATTACACAAGAAGAAAAAAACATCATATTAGACATTTGGAGAAGCAGAGGAAAGTCATTATCTTTACCATTATTTGAACAAGATAAAGATATGGACTACGAAATTTATAGTGATATGGATGGTGTTTTAACAGATTTTGATGCTTCCTTTATAGAACTATCAAATGGTGTACTCCCCTCAGAATATCAAAAAAATTTCAGTAGAAAGGGTTTTTGGGACTTAATAAATTCCTCAGGTGTGGGGTATTGGGTCAAGATGCCGTGGATGTCTGATGGTAAAGAATACTGGGATTATATTAAAAAATACAATCCAATTCTACTATCATCCCCATCTTCATCTCCAACTTCACGTTTAGGTAAACGCTTATGGGTTAAGAATAACTTACCGGGTACCAAATTAATATTAGCACAAGCTAAAGATAAACAAAACTATGCCCAAAAAAATAGAATCTTAATTGATGACAGACCCTCAAATATAGATCAATGGCGCTCACAAAACGGGATTGGTATATTACACATAACAGCATCTGATACAATCAGACAATTAAAAGAACTAGGATTATGAGTGAATTAAATTCAATAAATGGGGGGTATAAAGGTGGTTCACCTAGAGTCAGAAGTGAAAATTCAGTAAAAAATGAGGGAACCCCATATACACCCGTAGATATTAAAGGGTTAACAAATGTAGTTAAAGATTTATATAGTAGTGGTAGATTAATGCCCGAGGATATACAATCCCTTATAGCTGATTTACAACAACTTTTAAGTATTAAGGTAACAGAATACAGTGAATCATTTTTAAGTTTGAAAACTCAAAAAGAAACATTAGATGGTGAAATCCAACAACGTCAAAATAATTTATCTCAAACAGCAAAATTAGAGGATTTAGCCGATATGGTAGATACAATTGAGACTTTCTTTGGGAAAGATAAAATAGAAGAAATAAGAAATTTATTAAAAAAATATAGAAATGTCTGATAACGTTTTAAAGAAAGATTTTCAAAAAAGAGACGTCCAACGTCTCCGTAACCTAGTACAAGGTAAATATGGTAATAAAGTTGGTGAAGGTGTAGGCTACAAAAAATCAGAAGAATTACATGGGGAAGGTGATATTTGGGAAGGTGAGGGTCGTAAATGGACTATTAAAGATGGTATTAAACAAAACATCACCAAATTAGATAAGGCTAAACAAACTCACGTTATGCCTTTATTTTGCCCAACTTGTAAAGATTTAATGAATGCTACATATGATAAAGATTATTATAATATTCATAAAAAATGCTTTAATTGTGTTCTTGACTTTGAATTTAAACTACGTAAAACGGGTTTATTCGAAGAATATGAGAAAAATATCATAAACTCCGAAATAGAAGGGTTCATATCCAACCTCAAACTACACGTTGAAGAAGAATTAACCAAATCAAACAATTCATTTATTTCCGAGCAAGGTGATGTTGAAAAGTGGGATGGCGGTCTTGATAAGAAGAGAGTATTGGAAAGTTTAGAGAAAAAAATAGAACATTTAGAGAAGTTAAAGAAATAACACATTCTTATATATTTATAAATAAAACTAAATAAAATTAAATGGAAGATTTCAATGTTACTGGGTGGTTTAGAAAACAATACCTCATAGAAGGTGGAGAAAATATAACTCAAGCTAATGAATTAGCTCAACTTATTAATAATGCTATAATTTCTATTGATGATTCAATGTCATATAAAGACTTTGCCCAGTCCGTAGCTTTTGTCCTTAAAGAAAATTATGGTTCCCATAACATTAACCCATTTATGGAAGTATTACATGCTGAGTTAGGCATAAATGAGTCCTTAAATGAAGAAGCAGGTATTTCTGATATGGAAAGTGAATTCTCAAATAAATTTGGCGTAAGAGCATCTTCTAATTTTTATAGTCCTTATAATACAGGTCATATAACCATCCACACAAGGGGAGATATTGATGATATTGGATTCGAAAGTATGATCAAATTTATTGAAGATAAAGGTTATACTGTAGATAGAGACCAATCCCAAAGTGACTTTGATGAAGATCCAGGGGAAAGACTTTACTACCCACGCATAAAATTTAATAAATAATGAAAGATATTAAAAAAATACAAGAATTCTTTTCTAAACCATTAGTAAAAAATACACCTCGAATAGATGAGGGGAAAAAACAAGATCATGATAATGATGATATCACAATAGACCCAGATACAGAATTTAATATTGATTTAAGGCATTTAATCCAAAAACATAAAATAACTGAAAATGGGTCAAAAGTCTCAAATTCCGAAATCTTAGACGTTATAGACTCAATTCAAGGTTTAATTAAAAACCTTAAAGGTGATAATTCTAAAAAAAGTCCCAAATTATTTTCAATAGCTGGACCTCTAATTAGGGAATTACATAAGTTAGTTGAATCTAATAACAAAACTAATCCATCAAAATTAAAAGTTGAAGGAAAAATTGGGGAACCCACAAAAAATTATGGTGATAAAATCACCCTAGATAAATTTTCAAAATTAAAAGGAAAAAAAATCAAATACTCTGGCTCGAGTTATAACGTAATAGACTCAAATGGGTATACCATTAAAATATCAAATGGTAAAACAACTTCATCTATAAATCTAAACCAATTTAATAAAGATGGGTTTATATCTGAGTTAGTATCTAAGTTAAAAGGTAAAAGAATCTAATTAATAACCCCCCCACGCATATTTATAATAAAATTTACACAAAACGTTAAAACCAATGAAAAAATCTCAATTAAAAGAAATGATCAAGTCTGCTATGTTAGCCGAAGCATCAGAATTTCACACTAACAAACCAGAACGAATAAAATCATTTTTAAGAGAACTTGATGATCTTGTAGAAGAATACCATGCAGAACTATATTTATCTGATGATTTATTTGCAGGTATCGAAACAGTTAAAAATGCAGCTATGGCCGAATCAACTTCAATTGAGGAAGCTAAAGACGTAGACGTTGAAGAAGATGAAGATATAGATGTTGACATTGAAAAAGATGTTGTAATCGATGACGAAGAAACAGATATTGAAATTGAAACTTCAATGCCAGGCGAAAGCGAAAGCGAAGAAGCAATTCAAGGTTTATTAATGAAAGCTCAAGAAGAAGCAACTAAACTTGGAGATGAAAAACTAACAGATCAAATTGGTAATACAATTACATATTTTACTAGAGCACATATTGCAAGAGTAGATGAAAGT